CCATGATGTCGTCAACTCTGAAGATTCTGAAGTACTGGTTAGATCTGTCTGAACCAACACCATCAAGAGCTACGAATGGGTTTGCAACCATACCGTATCTTGTTTTGAATCCCATTCTTGGTTGGAAATCGTTCTCACCAACGGCTTTAACCATTGTCAATGGAACGTATGGGCAGTAGAATAAACCTGCGTCATAAGGATTAGATCCTCTATAACCAACACAAACGAAATCGACTGTTGCATATGGATCGATGTAAACTTTCACTCTGCCGTTAAGAACACCAGCAAATGTGTTGCCTGTGTCATCAACGTTTAAGTTTGCACTTAAAGCAGGAGTGTAGTCTAATAGACCAGCAGCTGCAAGAGCTGAAGCTACGTCTGAAGAACAGATAACGAAGTTACCTTTTCCTCTTCTTGTTTCTTTAGCGATTACGTTACACTCTCTTTCGATTTGCATGATGAGACCTTTGAATTTCTCAACCATCCATCTACCGTCTGAGTCTGTACCAACGTCAAAGATACCTGAAGTAGCTGTTGAGCTTTGAAGAGCACCGATTTTAGCAGTTTTAAGAATTGTTCTAATAACTTCTCTATTGATTTCTGCAAGGATCTCAGCAGATAAGATGTTAGCCAATTCGCCTTCTGCGTCAAGACCATGAATAGCTTTAAGGTCTTGAGCTAGTTCCATTGTGTACTCAGCTTTTAGAGCTCTTGATTTAGCTGTCACTGTTGATTTCTCAATTGTGAAAGCCATTTCGTTGAAAGAACCGTCGCCGGTTTCACCAACGCCAAGTCTCTCAGCAGCTGATGTATCAAGACCAGAACCGAATGTTGAAACTGTATCAGCTTCGTCGGCAATTGTTCCGTCTGTATCAGCATCTGTAACACCACTTAATCCTGTTGGATCAGCTTGGTGTGTTCCAGTTCCAGAGAAACCTGTATCAGCTTCGTTAAATAAAGCTTCTGTTCCAGATTGTGAACTGTATTTTGATTTCATTGCAAAGATGAGGCCTGTAGGACCAGACATTGGCTGAACGCCAGCTACATCGTATGCAATCAAGTTAGGCATTGCTCTTCTGACAAGAGAAATCAATACTGGGTCAAATGTTCCAATGTTATTTGGAGCTGAACCTGAACCGATATTGTTAGCAGCAGCTGCCTCGGAAATGAAATTTCCTTGAGCTTGTGCTCTCTCTTCTCTTAAAGCAACTTCTTGGTTTTCTAATAGTCTAGCTGTAACAGCTTTTCTATATTTGTCGGAAATAGGATTTACACCCTCGTGATCCAATACAGGACCCCATTTTTCCATAAGTTGTGCGTCTGCGTTAAACATTGTTTTCCCCTATGTTTAAAAAGTTACTTATTAAATTTAGTTATAGCTTGAGTGTATCTAGACATAGACTCTGAAACTACTGACTCGTCAGCATTTTCTTCACCTAAAAGACTATCAACTTCGTCCACTGATTCACTAGATTCACCTTTGAAGTATGATTCTTTAACAGTTTTTACTTTGTTTTCAAAAGTTTCTTTGTTATCGAATTCAATATCTTCGACCAATGATGCTAATTTCTCAGCTTCTGTTTCTGCAAGCCCTTCAGACTGTTCTCTAACTACAGCAGCTCTTTCGTAAGATTGAACTTTAGAGTGTAGTTCGATATTGTCTTCAGTGGTTTTATTTAAAGTTTCTTCAAGCTCGTTAACTTGCTCGTTGAGTTCATCAACTAAGTCAACTTTGCCTTCAGGTACTTCGATATAGTGCTCTTTGAACACTGACTGTAGAGAAGACATGAATTCTTCAGCGATTTCAGTTCTAAGACCGTTCTCTACTGCTAATTCATTTTCTTTCATCCAATTTTCTACCACGTAGTCTAGGTAAGAATTTACTTTTTCTACTAGGTCTTTTTGGATGTCAGAAACTTCTTCTTCCAGGTTTGAAGCGTATTCAGACTCGAGTCTGTCAACTTCTTGTGTTAATTTTGAAGTTAACACTGCTTCGAAGATAGTTCCAGCTTTTTCTTTGAATCCATCTGATAAAGTAGCTTCTTCTGATATTAAAGCTTCTAGATCCTCTTCAAAGTCAACATTTTCCACTTTTGCTTTTGCTTTAGGCTGTTGAACAGGCTTTGTAGCATTAGCAGCTTGTTTTGCTGACTCGATTGAATCTTCTTCTTCATCTTCAGAAACCATTTTCGCGAAAAGCTTTTGAGCATCTTCTTTTTTAGCAGCTTTCAGCATATCTACTGCGGCTTGAATCGTTGCAGCTTTAGTTTTTGGAATACTCACTGTTTCTTTTTTAACAGACTCAGATTTAGATTCTTCATGTTCCTCTTCTTCTTCGTCTTCGTGAGCGCCTTCTTTCTTAGCTGCTGCTTCTTCTAGAGATTCTTCTTGAGTTTCCTCTTCTTGACTCTCTTCTTGAAGCTCTGATTCTTCCTCAACGATGCCTTCTTCTACTATTTCTTCTTGATTTAAAATAGTGTCTTCTGACATTTTTAATTCTCCTATAATTGAGAGTTTAATTTAGAGAGGAAATTTTTAAAAGCTCTGATCTCTACCTCTGGGAGGTTTTTTCTAGAAGTACTTCTAATTTCAGTCTCAATTTCTTCAATATCTCGGCTCTTTAGAATTCCATTATTCCAGACCCATTCAACACCTTCCATAACTCCATTAACAAAAGCTGACGGAGCTGAAGGATCCTGAACTATGTCTACGGTAGCTAACATAAAGTCATTACCGACATACTGGATTCCATTTTTAGATACGAGACTTCCCATACCACGACTTGATACACCAAGCTTAACACCACCATCGAGTAGACCTTCAACGATCTTACCCATAGGGGTTTTAAGAATTGATGCTTTTCCTACAACATCCTTTCCCTGCCAATGCAGATCAGTG